GCGAGCCGATGCACTGTTAGTCTCGAACACTACACAGGCATGGCCTTCATAGTTATCGGTAACTTGGTAGGCTTTGACCGGCTTCATTGTATAATACTCCCAATATTTGCAGCAGCGGTTGTTATGGCCAGCCGAAGCGCTTTAGCGCTGTCTTCAGTGAAATAAATTTTGCTGCCAGTAATCGTGCATGACTGCTTGCAGGCAGCAATAGTGTTCCAGAATGTTCCCTTTTTATCTTCATCAAGGTACATATCCATATCCAGATCAACGGCAAGCCTAAACGCATCAGCATCATTGGTTAAAGGATTCCACCAGCTTCCGCGCGTGCCGTCAACGTACTCAAAAATCCAGCCAATACTTTTCTTATATACCAGATATTTTCCATTGGGCATTGACACTGCGTTGGAAGCCTTGGCGGCTAGGGCAAGTAGTTCTTGATCCGGGTGTGGTAGGGTTGCCATCTTCATAACCGGTTTTGATGTTGTTGAAGTAATTATAAGTATCAAAATTGATTAACGCAAGTATATTTTTGAATCGCGCCCTATGTGCGCCCTATATTTTTGATTATTTCTTGAAACTGTTGTGATGCAACGGTTTTTAAAGCCATGTAATCAGATTCCGTATCTGGTGCTTTGCGCTAATTTATTAGTTAATCTTGACAGGAATAGCCATCTGTATGATCATGCCTGAGTTGCCGTAAGGCAAGTTTACTGGTTCCAGCTAAGATGATGTATACGAGGCGCAGTAATGCGCGTCATCTGCCGCCATTTATGGTTCTAGGTTACTGGAATAAGCTTCGGCTAAGAGTTCTCGGCAGTATTTGCAGAGGTATGCAAGCGGTCAAAGCCAGCGGACTGTAAATCCGCCCCGAAAGGTTCGATGGTTCAAATCCATCTCTCTGCACCAGATAACATAGCCATCACGCCTCTTAACAATGCGCACCCGATGGTTTCTTATTTTCATAACGCAAGAGCATTTTACAGAGTATAGGTAGGAGAAAGGTCTCTGTATGTCAGGCGGTAAGGGAGCCTACTCTCTTATTCTTGTGGTGTAGTCGAGAGATTACAATTTGTTAGCTGAAGGCTATACGGCTGGGGGCGAAGCAAAGGCGGCGGCAAGATTATGAATTCATTTAGCGCGGTTTGCCTATGATGCCAGCCTTGGTTATTCCATACCAGATATTTCTAAATGATGAATCGGTAATATGTAGGTAATCTGCACGAACGTGACGCAATTTATCACCTCTCGCTTGACGATCTCTAATAGCTTGAACGTCTGCGTCACTTACTGGTGATTTATTTATTGGCTTGAAATGCGAGTATTGCTCTAATTCGACTTTTTCATTAGGTGGTAGATGATTTGCGACGTGATATAAAGCGCCTTTCAAATTCATGCCTTTATGTTGCGTCGCGCCTGTAAAGCCTGCATCAGACTGTCTTCTTCTTTTGCTCATTGGCATTTCCTCATTGCGGTGTATAAAAAACCCGCTTTCGCGGGTTAGTTATATGCATCAGTCCGGATGGCCGCAGAGTGTGCCGCACTGGAATGCGCGGATTCTGGCACTCCTATAAGCCCTGATGCACATTTGGCTGTGGTGGCCTGCTGGCCTAGCAGTACAAACAATGCGATTTTGGCTCGACCGGGATACCCCAATCCAGAAGCCTGCATAGTTTTCGCACCACATACTGCTGGAGGCTGCGCAAATCGTCATCTGCTGCCCAGACGGAATCGAACCGTCACGCCCTTAGCCGTACAGGCCTGTTGTCTTCCAAAGAGCCAGTCTCCATGAGTATGTGCGCCTTTCTATACCGTGTAAGGCTCACGGTTTATTTCATGTTATCAATGAAAAAGCCATTTCGTGAGAGCACTTGCATAGCCTCTTTCGGGTATAAATTCCTTCTTTCAACAGGTTTAACGCCTTCATCCAAGTTTACCAAGAGACCGTGTTCGCTAAAAGCTTTTAAGCCAAGGATGTCTATAATCTTTGCTTCTATAGCTAATGCATCCATTTCTAATAGGTCTGCTTTTGCAATTATAGGCTCAACATCCTTGCCTTGTTTTATCAATTTTGACCTTATCTTTCGATGTCCGTCATTCCTATCTAGCTCGTAGGCTCTTCCTCCCTTCCCTTTGCCGACATAGAAAGGCTCATTTTTCAGGCCAAAATGTTGCGCAAGAATGAGATGTTTCAGGTTTTTTCTAACATCAAGTTTTTTGGTTGGGTCGCAATGGAAGTACACATAGTATCCGTTGTCATTAAGCCCGCTATAAATGCTGTCAAGACAAGTTCCTATCATTGCGTCAAATATTGGCATTACCTTGCCGCAATGTTGCTTAGATCCATTAAAAGATATTGGGTTGTAGTCCCCGAGAAGGCTTTTGCGTCGCTTTTGAAGTCTGGAAATCCATCTTTTGAGATCGCTTGGGTCATTAAAATCTATAGATACTGTTTTCACTAGACTGCTCTCTATTGATGGTGGAATTAGATTGGCTCCGCCATAGACCATATTATCAGTGTGGCGGCCAGTCGCTACCCTGGCTTCGGCTTATATTGGCGACTTGGGTTACTGATACTTGGCATTACCCAGCGTGATTTTATCCCCTAGCCTATGCGAACCTACCGATACCCTACCCAGTCGATTGCCAACGCCTTCGCGGGTATCATTCTCTGGTTACTATTTCGGTATTGCGTGTCTCTCAAAGCGCGCCATTATGCGTTTTCCGCTTCCAGCTTTCCACGCCGCACCACACTGCGAAGCCCCCCACCCAACAATTCATTAACGTCCGTCAATGCGATGAGAAGCTTCGCGCTGTGGTCTGTGCTTGTGGTGGCTGGAATCGAACCAGCGACACAAGTATCTACCAACTGATATACACCACAAACACAGTGCCAGTTACTCCACTCTGGCGACCTTAAGGCGGCATTTCTGCCGTGGTCAGATTACGGAAGTTTAAATTTATCAGAATTGTATTTAATTATGCAAGTCTTTTTTGATTACTCTTACTGTTATTGTCGTGACGGTATACTGATACCATGAATGATAAAACTATCGAAACAGCTATCAAAATCTGCCGAGAGTGCCAGATTGGGAAGCCTTTTTCTGCATTCTGCCGCTCATCCAAGCATCGTGACGGCTATTTGTCAGCCTGTAAGGACTGTAGGAATGCTAAAAGAAGAAAAAAATACAAGGACAATCCTGAACCACAAAAGACCGCATCGCGCATTTTTCACCAAGAAAATAGGGCCGAATCTCTTAGGAAAATGCGAAACAGGTATTTAAACAATAAAGAGTCTTATGCTGCGGTTATGAGAAAGTGGCGTACTGATAATGCTGAAAAGCTGAAGCTGGCGCAAAAGGAATATGCGCAGAGGAATAGAGAAAAAATAAGAGTAAAAATGCGAGAATGGAAAAAAAATAACAGGCATTTGCTGCGAGCGTATCAGGAGGAGCGTAGAACCGCCTCTGTAATGGCATCTGTTAAGTGGACGAATCATCGTGAAATAGCTACTCTGTATTCAGTGGCAAGGAGAAAAACTGCGGCAGAAGGGATTCAGTATCATGTTGATCACATGGTTCCAATAAAAAGCCCAATGGTTCAAGGGTTTGATGGTAATCTCATACAAAAGAAAGAGTTCGTAGGGCCAGTGTTCCCTGTTGTTCAGGGCCTTCATGTGGTTGCCAATTTGAGAGTAATACCGGCTGCGCAAAACATAAGCAAGCTAAACAAATTTTGGCCAGATATGCCAAACATAAGGCTCTGAGCATAATATGACAGATATAACGCTTGAAACGGCATTTAATCCATCCGCTCCTAAAGATGAGAGGTCGGATGCTATGCGAGAGGCACAAAAAAGTGCAATGCCGTCTAGTGTTACTGATATGCTACCTGTAATTGATTTTATAAGGCAGCAGTATGATGAAGAAGAAATGGCGAAAGCCTTCACAAAGAAAAATGTCATCCCATTTCCAAGCAAGGCTATTAAGGAAAAGCAGCCCGGTATGCAGTCCGTCTATCTGGATGAGCGCCGTGTCGAGCTGATGGGCGATTATTACGAACGTCCTGGCGCATTCAATTTCGATATGATGCGCATAATGGTAGATCAAACGCCTATTCTCTCTTCCGTGATTATGACCCGCCAGCGGCAAGTTCGCCGTTTTTGCAGGGTTCAGGAAGGCGGTAAAGGGCCTGGATTCGCCATTCGATCAAAAGACCAAAGCCAGAAGCTTGGCGCTGAAGAATTGCAGTCCATCAAGCTGCTCGAAGGGTTTTTCACAAATTGCGGATGGGAATCAAGCCCTCGCCAGCGTGTGCGGCTGAAGCGTGATAATTTTAGTAATTTCATGGCCAAGCTGGTACGTGATAGCCTTATACTTGACAGTATGCCTATCGAGACCGAATGGAAGCGTGACAAAAAGCTTGGCCTTGACGGCCTTTATGCAGTGGATGGCTCCACTATCCGGCTGTGTTCAGAGGATGGATACCGTGGTGATGATGAAATATTCGCGTTACAGGTAGTGCAAGGCAATCTCCGTGCGGCATACACATACGATGATTTGATTTATGTCCCGCGCAACCCGCGTACCGATGTAATGGTTGGGAGTTATGGCTATTCTGAAACAGAATTGCTCGTGAAAGTTGTAACCGGCCTGCTCAATGCTATGTCGTACAACATGAAATATTTTGACAGCAACAATATTCCAAAAGGTCTGCTGCACCTGTCGGGTGACTACAGCAATGAAGACTTGAGCGCCTTCAAGCGCTACTGGAATGCCATGGTGAAAGGCGTAAATAATGCCTGGACGCTGCCTGTAATGGTGTCAAAAAATCAGGAATCCAAGGCTGCATTTGAGAAATTTGGCGTTGACGTGAATGAAATCATGTTCGCCAAGTGGATGACATTCCTGACATCTATCATCTGTGCAATCTACGGTATGGCCCCTGATGAAATCAATTTCGAGAGCTTTACCGCTGGCACAAGCAGCTTGTCTGGCAGTGACACTGAAGAGAAGCTGATTAACTCAAAAGACAAGGGCTTGCGCCCATTGCTGGCCTATTTTGAAGATATTTTCAGTGACTATGTAGTGTCCGAATTTGGGGATAAATACGTTTTCCGCTGGACTGGGCTGGATGATCTTTCACCTGAGCAAGCGTGGAAAGAAGAAGAGGCTCTTTGCTCTGTCAATGAGGCACGCAAAGCGCGCGGCATGGAAGAGACCGATTGGGGTAACGGGCCTTTGAACCCAGTTTTGCAAGGTGCTTACCAGCAAACCCAGCAATCGAATCAAGAAGATTACGGCAACCCAGACGCGCCTGGCGGCGGTTTTGGCGGCGGTAAGCCCGGAGATGATGGGCAGGACGGGCAGGACGGACAAGATAACCAAGATCAGCCAGATGATTCTGGCGAGCAGGATATGGCTAAATCTTGGGGTTTGCCGGTGATGAGGATTGAGCCGTGAGTGCCATATCGAAGAAATTGCGCAGCTTTCAGGGCGACGGCCTTATGTTCTGGTGCCCTGGGTGCAAGACGAGGCACGCGATATATCACGGTGCAGGCTCTGGCCCTCGATGGACTTGGAATGGAGATGCTGAAAAGCCAACCTTTTCGCCAAGTGTTTTGGTTCAATATCCGGCAAATCCTGATGCCTCTGATGAATTCAAAGAATGGCGAAAGGCCAGAATATGCCACTCGTTTGTCACTGATGGCCGGATTCAGTTTTTGGAAGACAGTACGCATGAGATGGCCGGCCAAACCGTTGATCTCCCTGATTGGACGGAACTTGACACATGAGCCGCGCCTGTCCCGGTGATGAGGTCTATTTCCATCATAAAGGCGAGCCAAAGGTGGGTAAGGTGCTCTGTGCTGGTAAGCACGGCTGCACGGTTGACCATGATGGAACCCAGCACAAGCTGAAGTGGGAGCATCTGGCTGGCCACAAATCGCGTGTTCAGCAAACCTACACGGTCGAGCATCACGGC